TAATAATGGCACACCGCCCACCACCCTTAATGTGTGCCGCCTGCTACCATTTTCGTAACATCACGAATATGGTAACGCACAATCTTCTTTAATATTCTGTAATGCCCTATAGGCGTTATAATACTTTGGCAAATGGAAATACCCCAACAAATAAGCTGTCTCTATCTCTCCAAGTTCTGTTTACACCGCCCTCATTCATACTCGCCATGTAGTTCTCACCAGCTTGTGAATGGTCATAGACAGCCAGATTAACAATAACACTCTCAAATTTCTTCAAATCCTCGGTTATCATTTCATCTGTGTAACTGTCGGGATAACACCTTTTTGCCTTTACATCTTCTGTAGCCTGCTTAATAAGCTGCTCGATTATTGGATTATCTTCTTTGTTATCGAACACTACCACATCAGATGTTGTTTCATCATCATTTGTGACTGTATCAATATGAAATTGTTTAAGTCTGATTTTAACTTGCTCCAATGTGGTGTATTCCATAATTTCAGCTCCTATAACCCTAATTTCTCAATTAACAGTTCTTTAAGTTCTGCTCCTGTAAGCTCCATTGCGTTCTCAATGCCTTGTTCTAAGGCAAGTGTCTGTAAGTCCGCTGTTGGCATACGCTTAATAGCTGTCTTTGTGTAATCGCTTGTAGGTTGAGTGGGGAACTTGTCCTGCTCTTCCTCATATTTAAGCTCATCTCCATAAACAGCTTCCTGTCTTACATTATCTGCTGTTACTTCTTCGCTCTGCTTTGCGGCGTTGATTTTATGTCGTCTTAATAACATATAAGCACCTCTTACTTTCCGAACTTAGCAAGAACAACCTTTGAATCATTGCTCAAGACTGCTGTATAATGTTCATCACCAGAGATAACAGTTGTCTTTGCAAGAATATCTCTGTCTGATTCAATCTCAACGCTTCTCTTCATATAGATTGTAAGTGCATTCTCTTCCTCTGATGCGCCATCTGCACCTGCGTCCTCGTTAGGGTCATCTGCTGACACGATAACAATAGGGCAAGCGTAGAACTCTGTTGTAACAGCCTTTAACTTGCTACCTACCTTGATTTCCTTGCCCTTTGGCTTGAGCGTATGTGCAAGTGCTGCGTCAAGGTGAACATTAGTTGAATCCTCGCTTGTTGTATCACCTACAACATTGATTGTTCCTGCCGAATCATCAAGCTCATACTTAACCAACTTAACTTTCTTGGACTTGACAACCTGTGCTCCCGCAATAGAACCGATAGTGCCATTCATAATTACATTAAGTGGGTACTTGTCATTGCTCTTGAAATCAGCGTCATTAAGCAATGTGGCTTCCTGTGCCGGATTGATGAACAATATCTTTGTAAGTGATGAATCTAATTCATCATCAAATTTGCTATTAGCTGCTACTACTGCTGAATAGCTGATAGGTGCTGCTGCTCCATCGTAATCAATAGGTGCTGTGCAAAGTGCGTCATAGCTGTCATTATCAACCTTTGCAGCGATTGACATAGCAATCTGATTGATAGCTGTACCAAGTGGGTCGCCATAACCAGATAATACTGATTCATCTGTAAGCTCTACAGCCTTACCTGCTTTCTTAACCTTTGCTTCTGTTGTAGATGTTGTAAGCACTGTTGTACCCATGGCAACACCTTCTGCTACATCTTCTGCGTCACCAATATAAGCATACTTTGGCACAACGATTGTGCTTCCCGGTCTGCCTACAAGTGTTGTATCAACTCTTGCAATAGGCGAAAACTTAATCTTCTTTGGTAACTTAGCTGATACCATATCAGCCATTACCTGTGGGTCTACTAAATTTGCTAACTTAGTCTGTGGCATAGTTTATTTACCTCCGTTTTCTACTCTGTGAACTTCTTATAAAGCTCTGGATTCTTATTTTTGAACTCCACTCTTTCGTGGTAATTCATCTTGTTGAACTGTTCCTGTGTTATCGTGCTTTCTTCTCCGCCGCCCGCATTAATAGCCGGTCTTGATTTAAGCCACTCTGCCTTAGCTTCTTTAACCTGTCTTTGCACTTCATTAGCAATTACAGTCGCTATAAGGCTATGGTCTGCGTCTGCAACTGCCTCAATCAAAGAATCAATATCCTTTCCATCACCTATAACTTTCTGATAAGCATTAACAGCTTTCATATGATTAAGCTCTTTGCTCATGTTCTCGAACTTTTCAGCCTGCAATTTTTCAGCTTCTGCCTTTGCTTCTGCTTCCTGTTCTTCTGCTGTCTGCTTTGAGCGAAGTTCTTTCTTGTACTTAGCTGCTTCTGAACTGGCTTTATCAGAAGCATTCTTATACTTCTCTTTTTCAGCTCTTTCACTAGCAAGCTGTGCCATAAGTTCTTCTACGCTAGGTGTCTGCTCTTCGTTCTGTGGTTCATTGTTAGTTGTTGGTTCTGTTGTTGCGTTAGTTACATCTGCCATAATTTCTTTACCTCTGCTTTCTGCGTTTTTTGTTGTTCTCTCAACTCTTGCGATATTTGTATTGCCCTTTCTCTAGGGCATATAAAAAGCCACAAGGCATTTTCTACCCTGTGGCTCAATATCAATTATTTATCTGTTCTGCTCTTATCTATAACCGGACTATTTTCTGTCTGGTCTGATAAGTCTTGCATTGTGCGGTCTTTATTAGGTGGCTGTTCTCCATCTCCACCCTCTGCTTGGTTCTGTGTATCTTTGTTGATTATACTGTCTTGATATGCCTTAACCATTTCTCCGCTTCTCGCTACAACATCGTTAGGGTCATCAAAGAATGGAATTGCATCAACTGTATCTTTAAGGCTAAATCCGTGGCTTATCAATGTTGCCATAGCATTAACCTTGGTTGACATTTCATAAGTTTTTTGTCGCTTAATGTTAGGCTTTATATCTCTTGCCCTTAATTTAAGTAATGGATTGCTACTGTTAACATTGTTTGACAACTTGATAGCCGCAAGAACAACTTTTATCTCTTCCATTTTGCAGCCATCAGTAATTAATTGCTGTTTTGCCGCCGCCGTTTCAGCCTGTGACCAGCCTGTTGCGTCCGACATTGCAACTCCTGTACTGCCACCGCTATTATCATTTCGTTGTGGTACATTGCATTTCTGCAAGATTATCTGTCGCCTTGATTGGATATTATTAAGCATACCTGTGTAATCATAATTAATAGCAAGTGGCTCAACTATTGGAGTTTTGCCATCTGCTGATGTGTAGGTCTGCATCCATTCTCCAGATTTTGGTTTCCTTACTTTTTTAGTAATGCGTTGTGTTCCATCTTTATCAACTGTTGTTTCCTGTTCAACCGGGAAATCAACATCATTTGTGTGCCATACCGCCTGCGTGTTCTGTTCAACATCGTTAGTAAAGTCTGAAATAAGCAAGTTTAAGTTATCCATTTCGGATATTTGCCGTTCAAAACATCCCATTCTATCAAATGACCTTGTGTATTCAATAATAGGGATTTTATGTAATGGATTCTCTTCCCCACTCCTCTCTAAAAATCCCCATTTTGTTTTTCCTTTTTCTGGTCCGTTAGTGATTTTTACCCCATCCGTAACTTCATAGCGAATATCTTTTGTAAAACAGGTATAATATCTTGCACCGCTATGTTTGTCTTTAATGTAAGTGCCTGCAAGAATAACCCTCTTGTCACTATAAGCTGTTGACCTTACAACAAATGTTGTTCTTGGGTCTAATACATCATATGTGAAATAGCTTTCCCCATCCTCATATTCTGTATTCACATCAATAAGGACATATCCGACGCCACCAATTTCAACATATCTTGCAAGTTCCTGTTGCTTCTGTCTTGCGTTCTGCGATTCGTAGCAACTGTTTAATTCCGCTATAGCTTTTGTAAGGTTAGAATCCTCATTGTCGCCATTTTGAACTAGTGTTATAGGGTTTCCCCACTTAAATCCTAAATTAAACTCTGTGACCTCGTTAGCCACATTATCACAGCATTCACAATCAATGTCTGGTCTGTAAGTCTTTGGATTTTTCCTAACTATTGGCTGTATTCCTGCGTCATAATCAAGAAGAAACTGTATTCTGTTGGAATTAATATCATGTTCCAAAATTGCTTCACGCAAAATTGGTATTATATTGTCAGGTGTTATTTCTTTTGCACCTGTATAAATAGCAATTCTTCCTGTCTGCATTATCTACACCTCTAATAAAATGTCATGCCGCTTGAACTTCTGCTTTGTGGTATTTCCTTAATCTGAAAATCATCATCATCGTTAGGCACATACCATATCCATTTGTGGCAATGCTTGCACGCTAATTTATGTGTTCTTGTGTCTTTGCTGTCTGCCTTAGTCAAAAACTTATGGCAGTTCGGACACATGATTGATTTATCTTTACTCATATAAAAATTCATATCTCTACCTCATTGCATAGTAAAAAGCACCGCCACAATTAAGTAACGGTGTCTCCGATAAGGAATATATTTATGAAAAACAGCTCTGTAATTTCTTACAGATACAGTATATCATTAGCGCAATATGACATTCTATGACATCTTTAAATATGTGTTGCCATATTTTTCTTCAAACGCCTTAAGAGCTTTTCCATGAAGTCTGATAATTTGTCTCCATGAATATTTCATTTCTGTAGCGATAACCTCGAAAGTTTTCTTTTCAATATATCTCGAAAATAAAATATTATAGCAATCTTCATTCTCTATGCCGTCTATTTGCCCTATAATCAAGTTTTTCTTTTCAATATATTCATCTATCATCTTATCAAGATTACGCTCCATTTCGTCAATCTTGGCGTATGTAGCGCCTATTTTATCTGGATCAGATGATGATATTACCTTTTCTTCGTTTCCAATAGCCGATATGCTGCAAGAAAGTTCTCTAAGCTGTGTTATTTCTGTCAGCTTATTGTTTATCATTCTGTTAAGTCTGCTTATCTGATTCAAATAGTCCTTAGTTGTCATATAAACCCTCCTCTTATATCGGACTTGACATAATTACTGTCTTTTTTATTCTATTTCCTTTTGTCATTCTTAATGCAAAGTTTGAGAAAACATCCGGTACATCATCTAATTGCTTCTTACCTGATACTGAATACTGTTTTAGGAGCGACATCATTACTCCATAAGGCTCATTAGGCTTATAAAGTGATGCATCTTTAAAAATAATATGTTGCAATATCCAGTTGGAACATTGAAATATCCTTGCTTCCTT